ACTTAATGCCTGTCTTTCAGGTATATCATCTCCGGCTATTTGGCTTACCTTAGTGTTATTAATAAATCCTGTTTTTTGTGTTGTTCGATTGTTAGTATTAGTCATAGTCATTCTAACATTATCTTCAAACTTCACCCATCTAGATCCATCATATCTAAACAACCGATTAGGCATAAAATCTGTTCTTAAGAAATAATCCTCTTTACTTGGAGCACTAGGAAATTTAATACCGTGGCCAAAAGCATGACCATTAGGAGGAATACCGTCGCCTAATAGATAACCAGTATATCCTTCTCTTTCTGGTCGTTTAGTTATTGAACTAGCATCGGGATTACTAATAGCATCGCTTACATCTAATTGCGTACTGTCTACTGTCTCCAATGCTGGCTTACCTTGATCATCAACAGTGAGTGTATAGAATTGTTGAGTCTCATATCCGCTTAACGGAGCATCTGCTTCTGCTTGTTCAATAACCGCAGCGTTGATTTCTAATTCTTTAGCACGAGTACTTAAGATATTTTGTAATGTTGTGCCAGAGTATAACGTAAAATAATTGGTATCAGGTGGTAAGTTGCCAGTTGTTTCTGCAACCACAGTATACAACGACCCCTGATACCTTACGATTTGACCAGGCTTATAAGTAACTGTTGGATCTAAATCTCCTTCAAAGTTAGCATCAGTATCAGTAGGAGAATTTAAAATATCAGAAAACTGCTGAGAGTCAACTATCTTCTTTAACTTTAATCTGTATAAATGCGGATACCATGTCATTGAAAAGCCACTAGATTCTCTAGCTACATCTTCTACAACATAATATCGAGGTAGACTTACATCAAAATCATTTAATGCAAATTCGTCTCTAAGATGAGGCAATTCAACAACATCCCCGCTAATAGGTTTTCTTCCTATGGTCTTTATAAAATCGTTAATGTGTATTGACATGAATAATGTATCATTATCAATGAATAATCCAAATTGACTTAAATTAAAATCTAAGTTTTGTACGTTGTAAACGCCTCTTATTCTATAGATACTTGAATCGTATTTTCTATCACGATTTTCAAGTAACAGTAAATCTTGAATATTTGCAACCCCTACGTTTGCATAATGCGGCTGATCAGCAGTAGCATCCTCAACTGGGGTATTTTTTGGACCTAAGTATTTGTGCAAGTAAAGGTCAGTTCCGCCAATCTGAAACATCTCAGAAATTGAGCGATCAATAAATTTATAATCTTGTCCTTTTTCAGGACGATAAAGGCTTAGTCGAGGCATAGTACAATATTTAGCGATAAATATATACGGAGATACCATTTATGTTAACTGCTAGTTCATCCAAAGAAGAACGTCAAAACGTCTATAATTATTGCCGCGCTATGCTAGGCGACGGTATGATTGACGTTGAACTTGATCCTATACACTACGATACTGCACTAAATCGTGCATTAACAAGATTTAGACAGCGTAGTCCAAACGCTGTAGAAGAAAGTTATTTTTTCTTAGAACTAAAACAAGATCAAAATAGCTATAAATTGCCTGATGAAATTGTTGAAGTCCGACAGCTTTTTAGGAGATCCGTGGGATCACGTAGCGGCATGGGTAGCGGCGGTACCTTGTTTGAGCCGTTTAACTTAGCCTATACAAATACCTATCTTTTAAACGGAACTATGTTGGGTGGTATAGCAACATATGAATTATTTGCACAGTATCAAGAGCTTGTTGGTAGGATGTTTGGTAGCTATATTGAATACACTTGGAATCCTACTACTAAAATTCTAACTATTTTACAACGCCCTTTCATGGAGGGTGAAATGATTCTTTGCAGAACATATAATTATAAACCAGATTTTGTGATTATAAATGATTTGTATGCTAAACAATGGATACTTGATTATACTCTAGCAAACTGTAAACTTATTCTTGGCGAAGCACGTAGTAAGTTTTCAAGTATTTCTGGACCAACAGGTGGCGGCAATCTTAATGGTGCTGATTTAAAATCAGCAGGTAAAGAAGAGTTAGAAAAACTAGATAAAGAATTAGAAACATTTATATCCGGCGGTACAGGTTATACATTTATTATTGGTTAACATGAAAATTTACGAAATTATCACTGAAGCAAAAGTAAAACAGGCTAAAATGACCAAGCGTCAAAATCAACCTACTCGAGGTGTTCATACTTTTGGGGATGCTGAACGGGCTAACAGTGACTATGTTCAATTTCGTGTGGGCATGGCATTGGCTAGTACTGACGGAAAAACTAAACCTAATATAGATGCTAAAAGTTGGATTGGTAAACGTAAAGCCGCATTTCCCTATACAAAAGAAGAAGCAGACATGCTCAAGATGGCCTACAAAGCCGCTGGCGCCGACTATCAAGATGTTAATGACGGCGATATGAATAGTAAAGAATTAAACACTACAAATAAAGTAAGCCCTGTCGCTAAACCAAAACGCAACAAATACGGAGTCTAATTTGTTGACAAGTTAAACAAAATATAATAAATTATAGTGCTAGGAGGCACTATGATTGTTGGATTTGTTGGTTTCATTGGTTCAGGTAAAGACACTGCTGCGGACTATCTAGTTAATTTTCACGGATTTAGAAGAGACAGTTTTGCATCAACATTAAAAGATGCAGTAGCTTGTATTTTTGGCTGGGATAGGACTCTGCTAGAAGGGCGCACTAAAGAAAGCAGAGAATGGCGTGAGCAAGAAGATGCTTGGTGGTCAACTCGTTTAGATATGAAAATAACTCCTAGATGGATATTGCAAAACTGGGGTACAGAAGTTTGTCGTAACGGATTCCATTCAGATATTTGGATTGCAAGCTTAGAAAATAAGATCCGCAAAACTCAAGATAATATTGTTATTACAGATGTTCGCTTTCCTAACGAAATAACTGCAATTAAAAATGCAGGCGGAAAAGTGTTTAGAATTAAAAGAGGTCCAGACCCTGATTGGTTTGAGGATGCTATAAACTATAATCAAGGACCTACAAATATGCGTTGGGCACTAAGTAAAATGCATTTAGCTCAATTACAAGTGCATGCCAGCGAAAGTAGTTGGATTGGGAATAAAAATATAAGTGTAGAAATTGATAACAACGGTACTATTGATGACCTATTCCAACAACTTAAAAATCAGGTACAAGATCACCCTGCCGCCACTTAATGCCTTCTTTGTGTAAAATTCTTTGACAATTAGCACATACTGTTTTTAAGTTTGAAAATTTAGTGTTGTTAGCATCGCCATCTACATGAAAAACATTAAACTGTTCTAAGTGTTTAGATTTAAAGCCGCATTTTTCACAGAAGTCTTTTTGCCTATAACCGTCTCTATACCACTTAGGAGATCCTTTGGCTACCCCATTATATCGAATACACACATCGCATTTTTTGCGATAGAATATCCTATCATTTTTTTTATAATTTATTGCTGCGGGTCTTTGACCGCAAATACATAAAGGTCGATGCATATTATTATTTATTGCCCTTTTTGGTGCCTTTTCTCGTTGAATATCCTATATCTTTTTTACCAAATGCGGTAAATAAATGTAGATTACCATTAGGAGAATACAATGGCCTTAAGCTCACCCGGCGTACAAGTAACAGTTATCGATGAAAGTTTTTATACTCCTGCAGAACCAGGAACTACACCACTAGTTGTAGTTGCTAGTGCCGAAAATAAAAAGAACGGCGCAGGAACAGGAACTGCACCTGGAACACTAAAAGCAAATGCAGGAAAAGTTTATACAATTACAAGCCAAAAAGATTTAGTTGACAACTTTGGAGATCCTGTATTTAAGACAGACTCTAACAACAACCCAATTCATGCTGGCGAACAAAACGAATACGGATTACAAGCTGCATACAGCCTGTTAGGCGTAAGCAATCGTGCATTTGTAGTACGTGCAGATATTGATTTGAATCAATTAGATGCAAGTGCAGATGCACCAGCTGGTGAACCAGTTAATGGAACTTATTGGTTTGACACTGCTAGCAGTCTATTCGGTATATTCCAATGGAATGGTGCAGCATCAACAACACCGGGCGGACAAAAATTTGAAAATAAAGTACCTCTTGTTATTACAGATCCTACAAAAGTAAGTTCTTTAGGCTATCCTGTCACTAGCATTGGTAAAATTGGTGATTATGCTATAGTAGCTACTACTAATGAAAACAAATTATATTACAGAGAAAGAACAGGAGCCTGGGTACAAGTAGGGGATGCGGAATGGTTCCAAGGCTGGCCAGTAGTAACAGGTAGTAAATCAATTGCAGTAGACGAAGAATTAACTTCAGGACATAGTTTAATTATTAACGGTACTGAAGTTGTTGTTCCTAATATCCCTGATAATACTATTGGAGGATTAGCAGACGCAATTAATAATGAAGAAATTACAGGCATTACCGCAGCCGTAATAGGCAATAAATTAGAAATTTATTGCAACGGACAAATTGGCGATGATATTGTCGAAGATGATGTATCAAACGCTGTAATTATAGAAATTGGAGAAGGTAATTTAATAGCATCTTCTGCAGCAGCTAGCGACATAGGAATTGCAGCTGACACATACTATGCTCCTAGATTCGTAATTGGACCACATACATCAGTACCAACATTCAAGGCAACTGATTTAGCACCAAGACCAACAGGTTCTGTATGGTTAAAGACTACTGACCCTAATCTAGGTTCTAAGTGGAGAGTTAAAAAATACAACAGTACTTCAAAACTTTGGGAAACTATTGATTCCCCACTGTACACCTCTAATACTTCTGCACTAAAAGGTCTAGATCCAACCGGCGGCGGACAAAATCTAGCAGTAGGAACATTATATGTAAGACCAAACTGGACAGAAGCTGACGGTACTGATGCAACACCAAGACTTGGTAATTTTAAAATTTATCGTCGTAGAGCTACAGGCGCAACAACTATTACTACAGACATTATTACAGGATCAACTTGGCCAGAAATTGAAGATGCTTACAGTTTTATATTAGCAGAAAGTCTTAAAGGCCAAGTTGCACTAGACACTGGCAAGATCATTGAGTATGTTCCAACAGGAACAGCCGCAGAAGATGCAAATACCTTCGCTGGTGTAATTAATGATGCAGGATTTACAAATATTGTAGCAGAAGTTACTGCACAAAATAGAGTAGTAATTAAACATACACTTGGCGGCGAAATTAGATTTTTAGATGGCCTAGGAACTCCGTTAAATGCAGCCGGACTAACAGCTTATAATCCTTCAACAGGCACTGGAACTTTAAATTTATATACATTAACAGAAGATCCAGATTATGAATTTGTAGCTTCTTTATGGGAACCTCTAGTATACACTGCTAGCGACTCTGAGCCAACAAGCTTAGCCGAAGACGGTCTGTTATGGTACAGTAGCGTCGTTGACGAAGTTGATCTAATGGTACACGATGGCGATACTTGGGTAGGATATAGAAATTATCTTCCTGATACAGATGCTGACGGTCCTATTGTTGCTGCAACAGAGCCTACTTCACAATCTGATGGCGTAACTGCTTTAAAAGACGGTGATATTTGGATTGACACCAGTGATAT